TAAATGGTTAGGGTATAAAATTCCCCCTACTGGCTATCCGAAGTTTAATAGTGTCCCATTCAAAATAAATATGGTAATGGTGAGTCAAAATGATATGTTCCAGTATAAAGTGCGACTTAATATTGATATAGATGCCCGCGCGAAATATTGTCTTAATGATCTAGACGTTAGTAGCATGTATCCAACAAGTGGATTATATTGGTCTAATGCTAGAGGAGGAAAGAGTCTGCAGCTTAAGTGTTTGAATGAACTTAGCTTTAGTTTTAATAAAGAAGGAGGAGAAAATGATATGATTGATATTTTACCAACACCAAAGAGAGTTATTTGCTCTGGACCAGTTACAACCGTTATTTATGAAGACGGAACTAAAACCCATGTTAGAAAGATGGAAGAAGACCAGAATGATTATGAAAAGGCGTTCTTATTATCCTGGTTATATAAGACTTACGGCAAGAAGGTTGTTAGCAAGAAATTAGAAGAATTCCAAAAAGAATTTAATGTAGAAGAGCCTGTTAAAGATGATCCAATGTACACTACAGTTAAAGAAGCTGCTAAAAATGTCAATGAACTTATTAGAAAAATGACTTCGAAGAAGCACCTAGGATAAATATTTGAAAGGAGAGTATATGAACATTCTATTATTTATTATTGTTGCATTAACATTTGTTTTAAACGTTTTCATTGGGTTAGAGCTAATAAGAACTAAGGCATATATAGATGCTTTACGATTCAAAATGGTTACTAGAGATTTAGCTATATCAGAATCAGTTGATCAGCTTATAACTAAGGTAAATCACCTTATAATAATGAGTGATGATAAAGATAAAAGGGATGATCTAGATGAAGTTAAAGAAATCATTAAGTCTATCCCAAATAAGATTAACGACGATTATTTACGAATTGCTGAGGAGACTTGGAGACTACATAATCGAATTACTAGAGCTGAGATTGATAAACATATTGTGCAACCAGAAATAGTTAATTCTACTCCGAACCATAAACGACAAGAACTTGGTCTGGATCCAATCGAGTCTTGTGACGAACCATATATCGAGGGATTAGAATTTGTAGAGGACGAGGAGGTATTTAAGTAACATTTTATGAGAAGAAAAGAAGAAACTAGACTGATGTGTAATACCTTACACCAAAGTAATGGAGTACTAACATTTAAACAAGTTAACCGAAACATTAGTGTTAACGATTTACAAATGATGTCGGATTTTCATAAAACCCTTCTCGGGGTATTAATTGATAATAGACTCTTAAATAATGAGTTAAAACGATATCAAGTGTCATTAACAAAAGTAAATCATATGAGATGGCGTATTGATATTTACAATGAATATGGCTGGGTTGATGATATTGTTTTTAAAACAGAGACGGGAGTTAATGGTGTACCAGACTGGGCTAAGTCAGATCTCAGTGATATGCTGTTTAATGTATTAATGCAATGATGTTAAACCCTACAGCAAAAGATTTTAATTCCTATAGAATAAGCGATGTTCCAGACGCGGTATATTACAATAAGTTTAAGAACTTTACAATAGCTGATCATATTATGATAAGTGGGGTTATTCCAAAGGTTATTTCAAACAACATTAAACTATATGGTCGTAACATTAAACTAATATGTATGCGAATTGGAAGAACCTTTAATTGGAATATTAAGATAGTCCACAATGGAATAACTCTCTTAGATAGAGATACCGATCAATATTTAACCAGAGTATCTGACAAGGAATCGTATTATGCTATGGAGAAAAAGATAGTACAATGCCTCAATTTGGAAATCGACGGTTTGATTAAGAAAGGACGGTTATAACACATGATTTATAATTTACAACTCGTTTATGAAAAACTACTACATCACTATGATGAGTCCTCTATAGAAACGCGTACAATATATGAAAGTCTATTTAATTCATACATTATATATCATCCTACTGAAGATGAAGAGTTAAACTATAATATTTGTGAGTCAATACTGGATATTGTTAAACAGGATACAATGGATAATGGAAACGGTTATGTTATTGATATTCAGTCGGTAAAAGACGAAATTGAAGTAAACATAATCAACCAACAGAATGTTTACGAAAACCTAATGAATGTTCCTGTTGATCAAGTTGAAGACTTAGGAAAGATGATATTTTCTGAGATTTGGAAGATTCTAATTAAAAATAGATGGCTTGTACATCAAGATTACTTAACAGACTTTTATGGCAAGGTAGATAAACACATTACATATGAAAGAACATGTTGTAAATCTTCTATTTCTTTAAAGTATGTTAGTTGTTCGAAGAAGATGACACCTATTGAGAGTAAAATTATTGAAGCGGCTAATCTATTCTTATCATTACAATTGATGGATTATATGGAAAATCCAAACCCAAATAGCCACCATTGCACAGCGATTTATCTAGAGCGTAAATCAACTCATCCGATTATTACTGGTACAATTCGTGATTATTTAGGATACCATCAACGTATAGTAATAAATCTAAAGAATATCAAAAATAGAAATAAAGTTAAGTATATCGTGAAGGAATTAGAAAAGAACTATGACATAATATATAACAAAGCCGAGGACTGTTACAAACGATGCATTACAAAGAAAGGCGGTGAATTAAAATGGAATTAGTCAAAATGGAAGATATTAAAAAAGACACTGACATTATCGCAAACCCAAAGCATTATGTCTCTGGTAGACAGTATGAGCCAAAGGATGTCATTCGAGATTGGGAGTTAAACTTCAATCTTGGAAATGTCGTAAAGTATATTTCCAGAGCTGGACGTAAAGGGCATGGTAAGAAGCTAGAAGACTTGCGCAAGGCTAAGCAATATTTAGAATTTGAGTTAGCATTTCTGGAGGAAGAGGATAAATGATTCTATATATTAAATTTTCTACGGATGGGTATAATAATTGGACTAGTGTCATTAATGAAAATGATCCAAATACATTAGACGATAACTATTTCAATAATAGAGATAGATTGCGAGATGTATTAGAGTATACGGTTCGTAGATTCTCAAGAGTAGGTCGATATATTTCACTAGAATTAACACATGAAAAGGGGTCAGAACCGGCCGCCATTACATTCACACATAACACAAATAGGCATACAATTGATCTTGTGTATGATGGTAATGAGAATTTCTTACTTCAAAATAGTGATATAGTGCTAACTCAGCAATCATTATACAATGTAATGTCAAGTTTCTATATTTTCGATAAGAAGGAGGAAGAGAAATAATGTTATATATAACTATTAGAATGAATGATACCACCGCTGAATACACAATAAAACAGAACACAGAAGTATATAACAACCCGTTCGTAAACAATAAACAAAAAATATATGATGTTATGGTGGAAACAGCTGAAAAACTAGGATGTCTAGATAAGGGTTCGAACTTTAAGTCATTAGAGTTCAAGGCTATGACTGAGAATTTCGCTACTATTATCTATAATGGCTCAAAACAGATACAGGTCTATTTTACGGATGATTATGCCGGTGCTTTATGCATTCATGGAATTAACCTCAGAGTGACTTCTACTGCTTTAGTAATGGCTTTCGCACTAGGAGATGTAGTAAAGGAGGCTTTCTAATGTTTGGATATAAAGTATACAGAGCTTTTGATGGTCTCATTAAACATGACATGATGTATAATGACGATAAAAGCAATGTTTTTGTTAAAAACAGATTTGATCTACGAGACCTAATTGAAGAAACATTATCTTTAATCGCAAAAGAAAACATTCTTAAAATTGAATCAATTGAGCTAGCAGAAATAGGTAGCATAAGAGCATCTATAACAATGAATGGATATGTTACAGTTAATATCAAATATAACGAGGATGCTGACCAATTTGAACTAGAGGCATTAAAAGGTGCAGTTATATCACCAGTGAGATTATATATGCTTTTATTAAGCCCAATATTTATAACTGGTAAGTATAATAAAAAGGAGCTAAAAAATGGAAATAATACTTAATGTAGATAAAAATAATCTATATAAGATTATAAACATGGTCGATTCTCAAAGAAGAAATCCTACAGAAAATACAATTGAATCTATTTTAGATGATACTGCAAGTGAACTTGTAACATATGGAATAGAACATTTCAGATTAAGTTTTAAAGGTGATATTGTTCTTAGCAAGTCTGGTTCTATATATTTTACAGATTTAAAAAATATAGAATGTTCAATTCCGGTGTTTAAAGACGATAGTAAAATAACACTAGTGGACTTTAAAAGAGTCGTTGAACCGGAGATGCTATCAGAAATATTTATTACATTATTATCATCTAATATCCAAATAAAGAATCTAAATAATGAATCGTGAGTAAAAC